CTAGTTTTTCCAGTCTATTTCTATCGCATTTTCTTTAATATAAACCCTATTAATTAGGCTTTTGGCAATAATAGCTTGATCCTCATAGGATAATTCAAAAATATTTTTAGTTGATATTTTTTTAAGTGCTTGTTTTTTTAAATGATTTTCTTTTTTATTTTCTCTGTCTTTTATTTCGTTTTCCAGTAAGTTTTTTTGATCAATTAAATTTGATGTTTTAGCTTTTAATTCTTCCAGGCCAATTAAGTCATTTAAGTATAAATCGTTTAATCTTTCAATCTTTAAATTGACTTGCTTAATTTCTTTTTCAATTTTGCTATTATCAATTATTTCTTCTTTACCAAAAATATCGTCAGCAACTTTTTCATCAGTTTGAATAGCATATATTTTATTTAATACAATATTTTCTATATCTTCTTTATAGTAATATCCAGAGTCGCATTTTTTATTATCGTTGTAAATAACCAATGGCTTTGTCTTGCGAGGGAACCTATTTGTACATTGATACCGCATAGTCCGTGTTCCGTCTTTACGTTTTGCTCCAAGCATTATTTTTAGTGGGGCACCACAATATCCACACCTCGCTAGGCCAGATAGCATATATTTTGCTTTAAATGGTCTTGGGTTAATATAGGTCAAAGCAGTCATTTGCCTTTCCTTAATAACTTCCTGTGCCAAATCAAATGTTTCTTTTGTAATTATTGGTTCGTGTAGACCATGGTAAATTTCTCCATCGTATCTTATCAAACCGCAATAGACTGGGTTAGTTAAAACGCTTTGCGTTGTTCGATAGCTCCATTTTACTTTTTTATTGGTTAATAGATTATTTTCATTAAGATAATCTCTTAATTTTGTTATTGATTTACCGCTCAAATACAACTCATAAATTTTTCTGACTATAATTGCTTCTGCTGGTACAATATTTAATGTTCCAGTTTTTTTATCGTACTTATAGCCATAAGACGATTTTGCCCACATCATAGATTTACCTGATTTTGCTCGGCCAACCTTACCTAAAAGCATTCGTTCTTTAATTTGCTCTCGTTCTAACTGTGCAAATACTGATAAAATACCAATCATTGCTTTACCAAATGCGCTGGAAGTGTCAAAATTTTCATTAAGACTTAAAAAGTCAATGTCATTTTTGATAAATACTTCTTCGATTAGATAAAGTGTATCTTTCTGCGACCTACTTAACCTATCAAGCTTATATACAAGTACCGTATCAAATTTTTTCGCTTTAGCGTCCGATACAAGGTTTGTCATTGCCGGCCTTTTTATATTTGATCCTGTAAAACCGCCATCAGAATATACTTTGTAAACCGTCCAGTCTTTAATATCACAGTAGGCCTTTAATTTATCTATTTGTTCGTCTAAAGAATAACCCTCGTCAGCCTGCATACTTGTACTTACTCTTGTGTAAATTGCTACTTTTGCCATTGTTTAATACCTCATTATTTGATAAAATGGGTATAGTAAAAAGACCTAATAAATTAGGTTATTACTATACTTGATTTGCTTCACGCTCAGAGTCGCCAAACTTTGAGAGCGTGGGGCTTTTTTTATTGACCGTAAGAATTAACTACGTATTTTGTAGACATTAGCAATGGCAATGACATCTCATTTCCCATAACTGTTTCATAAGAAGTGATGCCCATATTCATTCCATAAATAGTCACGTTGTCATCTTCTGCAATGACATCTTTATAATCATCAGCAGCAATAGCTACCAAAACAACCTGGTCATACATGTCATCTAACGCAACCCTTAAATCAACTTCTTCATCTGATTTTTGGACTTGAATAACATTACCAGTTATTTGAACACTTGTACCTAATTCAACTTTATCGTGATTCCATTCGTTGTAGTCAACGACTTGGTATTTATTAGGGTCAAATACTTCTTCACTAGAAGATGGAACTGTTTCTTTGCTAGGTTTCGTTTCTTTATTAGTAGAAGAACTATCATCAGTTTTCTTTTTCACTTCTTTTTTAGTCTCTTTTTTCACTTCTTTTTTTGAACTTGAAGATTTAGTTTTTTTATCAGTTTTAGCAACTTTCTCTTGTTTCGGTTCTGTTGTTTTTACTTCTTCTTCAGGTTTATAAATAACTAAACCGATAACAAATAATGCAAAAGTAATACCCATAGCGATTAACGATTGCTTTTTAAGCTTTTTATTTTTGCGAAGAGCCGCAATTGCACAAATTAATAAAGCTATAGGGAATCCTAACATTCCAATAGCACCTAAAAATAATCCCATTTTTCAAATCTCCTGTCAGCTTTTAGTGTGGATCAGACATTGCACATTATTTTAAATTAATTTTTTGAATTCTTCTAAAATCATTTGTTGCCCCCAAGTAGATGAAATCTTGTTAGTTTCTGCAAATTTCAACCAATTAAAATCAATTACATCATGGGTTTTCAAATATTTTTTTATAAGTTCCCTAATCATAAACCTCTCGGCTTCATTTTCAAATTTAAATAGCAGCCTGGAATATAATTCAGGATTGTGGTTAATATGACCTAACTCATGTAATATCAATCTTTCTCTTTCTTCCTTTGATAATTTATTATTTATAAATATCGTCCTCTCAGGTGGAAAGTATGCACCATCTCTTGGGAATAATTCATTATCAAAAACAATTAATCTAATTTTATATTCTTTTAAAATTTCATCTATCTGCACCGTATTTATCTCCAAAATAAACTTTAACTAAATTTTCAAATTTATCCTTTTCAGCTTCTGATAAAGGTTTTCCATCAAACATCATCGCGAAGTCTGCGATTCTTGTTAATTCAATTACTTGTTTGTCTTCATTTTCTAAGTAATTAGCAGTATCTAATCCGAGTAGATAATCTGAGGTAGTGTCCAATAAATTTGCAACTAATACTAACTTTTTACCATTAGGGAAGTTTGTTCCGCTTTCCCATTTTGAAATAGTCGCATCTGATTTATAACCAAGTTTTTTTGCTAGGTCTATTTGGCTATAACCGTTTTTAATTCTTAATTCCTTTAATCGTTCACCTCTTTGCACGTTGTTTAACATAATAGTTTCCTCTTTTTTGTTTTATCTTTATTATTTATCTTACAATTGATATTATATAGCAGACTTGATAAAAAATCAATTAAAATCAATAAAAAAACAAAAAAACTTTAAAAAAAATCAAGTTCGGTATTGACTATTGATTTTAAATCAAGTATAATAAATTTAGAAAATTAAAGAAAGGAGCAAAATATGGATGAATTAATTCCAGTAATTACTGTGAAGGAACTACGTGCAAAGGTAAATATGAACCAAGAAGAGTTCGGCAAAAGCATTGGTGTTTCAGCTCAGACAGTAGGATCGTGGGAGAAAGATATTCTTAAAATTTCTCCAGACAATCTAGTAAAGCTTTGCTTGAAGTACAAGATTAAGTCTAGTGATTTATTAGGAGTTTGATTTTTTTTACAATTTAACTTGATTTTAAATCAAGTTTACATAACAAAAAAGAGACCGACGGCAATCGGACCCTTAACAAATTATTTTATTTAATTATACCACAAAGAAAGAGGTTTAAATGCAGAAATTTTTAGTAACTCACAAAATTCATGCTGGAGCTAAATTAGCAAACGGCGAAGTAGTAAAAACTGACATTGTAATTAGTGATAAAGAATTCATGGATAACCCACCATGTATCACTAATAAAACTGTCAATTTAATTTTTAATGATTTATCTAGGAGATTTGTATCATGATTGAAAACCCTATAACTGCATTAGTAGTTTTAATCGCAATCGGCTTTGTTGCTTATATTGGCAATCGTAATAGCAACCAAAAAACGATTGAGCGGACAATGCAAACAGTAATTGACAATAACTTAGTTATTCGTAAAGTTGAAAAACCACGCAGAACAGATTTTATCGAACCTCCGACAAAAGGTTCGTGCGGCAAAGTTTGGGGCGAAGATAAACCATTTTAGGAGAATCACATTAGTAAATAAAAACTCCCATGAGGGAGTAGAAAGGAGAAGGTATGAGTCAATCATTAGTCTATCGAAAACGAGATAGAAAAGTTGGATTTGAAACGCATACTAACGATATTAGTCGAGTATACGACGAAATTATTAAAGAACGAGATAGAAATAATTTAGTCGATGTTGTAATCAGAGTAAAAAAATATATTGATTAAAAAGGTAAATCATCATCTACAATATCGAAAGATGATGCGGGTTTATTGACAGTATTTTCAATTATAGTATCGAGCTTTGAGTGTACATTGAACAAAGAAGTAGAGATTTCAGTATATGCATTTTCGTCCATTTTATCGTTGTTTTCAGAAGAAAATGGTATTGATTTTATTGTTTCTTTTAATTGTCGTTTTGCTTGTTCAATATCATCAACCTCGGTTGTAAATTCAATTGTCCTTAAAGTTGATACATCAAATGGTATTTTCTCACTTGTTTTTGTCCTGATAGGTATAAACGGTTTACCGGTAGAGTGCCTAAATCCAAACTCATAAAAAACATTTGGATTATGTTCACTCATATCAATTATTACTAAGTCTGCCGTTTTTAAATAATTAATAATTGTTTCATCTATTTTATCAGTTGCGTTAATTTTATCAGAACGAGTAACATCAAAGCCTAATTCACTACATACTGGATCAATTAAATATTTTAGAACTTTATCCGAATAACGTCTAGTTTGTGAATTTTCAGTACCAAGAGCACATACAACAAAACACGTTTTATTTTCCATAATTTAACCTCAATATTTTTATTTCAATTATACCACATAGTAAATACCCAAGACATCATTTTAGGAGGTAAAAATTTAATGCAATACATATTTCAAAAACACGACAAGTAGTTACACGGCAGTAAGCAATGAATTTATAAATGATACCAAACTAACACTTAAAGCAAAAGGTCTATTACTAGTAATATTAAGCAATAAGGATGATTGGAGAGTCTATCCTGATGAACTAGCTAAAAGGTCAAAAGATAGTATCAGAGTTGTTAGAACATGTCTTGAAGAACTTGAGAGAGAAGGATATATCAAGACTTATAAAAAATCTCTGGGGAGAGGTAAAGGTATTACACGTTATAGATTTTGTGCTGATAGAAAAATATCCGAACAAGCATATAGACAGTTGATAAGTGAACTCGAAAGTGAGTTTACAACTTAACGTTTTACAACTTTGTATTTTACAACTTTGTATTTTACAACTTTGTAAAACGTAACACTAACAATTACTAACATAACAATAAATACTAATAATAAATAAATACTAACAATAAATAAGCAGCAGCAACAAGGGGGCAACAGTGGACGAAAAAAAACTTTTTGAAAATTTCCAACAATGCTTTGGCAGATTTATGACTCCTTTTGAAATTGAAGATATTCAAAAATGGATACATGAAGACAATATGCCAATTGAAGTAATAAACATGGCTTTAAAAGAGGCGGTTGTAAATGAAAAAATTAGTTGGAAATATATCAATCAAATTTTAATTGCTTGGAATAAATCAGGCGACAATACAGTTGAGAAAGTTCAAGCACGATTAGAAGCATTTGAACTAAAAAAACAGCAAGGGGCTAAAAAGCAAACAGGGTCAAATATTCCTAGTTGGTCAAATCCTGATTACAAAGACCCTGACTTCTTAGAATTTGCGCTAGGTAAATAACATGAATGATTATCTATTCAATATGTTTTCAAAACTCATAAAAAAAGAGTTTGGAGCAGAAATTACAAGACAAGATTATGACAAATTTGTTGAGTATCGTGCAGTCAATAAAGAAATAAACGGTGTAAAGCCTGATTTTAACTGGATCAATTTATATGCATACTCAAAAGGCATGACGACAGATGAAGTCAACAAAATCAGATACGAAAGAATGAGGAAAGTGATTTGAAATTAAAAGATAAATTAACGAGTTTAGAATTGCGGTTTTTCTGTTTTATTCCTCACGGAATGGAACATCCACGCCCAAGAAAAGAGTTTGAGCGAGTTTTTGGAATGAGCAAACGGCAAGTTGAGAAAACTGTCGAGTCGCTTATTCACAAAGGAATTCCAGTATGTGCCATTAAAGAAAAAGACGGTGGATACTTTATTCCAGACAATGAAGAAGAACGACAAATAGGTTTAAGACCTAACAAAAGTCAAATTGAAACAACAAAAAAACGTATAAAAGCAGTTGAATCAGTTGACCTGAACAATTTCAGAGCAATTGCAGAGGATTTGAGACATGGATAGAGGACTATTTGGAACTTTTGATTATGACCGTGATTACATGCAGCCACCAGTCGAAGATGAAGAATTCAATGATGAATATTACTGGAATGGCCTTGAATGGGTTAAATACACAGATTGAAGGAGAGAATAAAAATGACAAATGAAGTGACGAAACAAGCAAAAGGGGACTTTCTAACAAATCCGCAAGCATTAACTGGAAGTATTATCAGAAAGTATCTTGATCCACAAGGAAAAGCAAGCGAAGAAGAATTGGCTTACTTTATTGCGACTTGTAAAGAACGTAATTTGAACCCATTCACTAAAGAAGTTTACTTTATCAAGTATGGTACAAATCCAGCTCAGATTGTAGTATCAAAAGACGCATTTATGAAACGTGCTGAACAAAACCAAAACTTTGACGGATTTGAAGCTGGTGTAGTCATAATCAATGACGGAGAACTTCAACACATAACAGGAACTATCTTACCACCTAATGCAACATTAGTTGGCGGTTGGGCAAAAGTTTACCGTAAAGACAGAAAGTTCCCAATCGAAGCTGACGCCGATTTTAAAGCATACAATACTGGAAAATCCATGTGGGCGAAAATGCCAGCATTGATGATCCGTAAAGTTGCCCTTGTATCAGCAATGCGTGAAGCGTTCTCTGAAAATGTTGGCGGTCTATATACTACTGACGAAATGGGACAAAATGACCCAATTGACGTAACGTCATCTGAAAGTCAGGAAGAAGTGAAAGCTCGCAAAATGAAGGAAATCGAGTTATATAATCAGCAACAAGCTGACCCAGTAATTGACGAGCAACAACCTGACTTATTCCAAACGTCTGAACAAATATCGGACGAAGACCTACCATTCACGGTATAGAAAGGGCAAAACATGGCGATTAAAGAAGCTGAAAAAGTAAATGCCCTAGATAGCATTGAAATCAATTACACTCCGGCCGTTGTTTCATTCAATGACTTTGAAGCATTTGAAAAAGGTGTTGAAGAAGCAGTTGCTAGGTATAGCACATTCGACCTTGAAGTCAACACGATTGAAGAAGTCAAGCAAGCCAGGACAGAGCTGAATGCTCTTGATAAAAAATTAGAAGATAGGCGCAAGGAAATCAAGAGAGAAATCAATGATCCTTACGCAAAATTTGAAAATCAGTACAAAGTACCATATCAAAAACTTAAAAACCTCATTTCTGAGCTTAAAAATCAAATTGACGGTTATGAAGAAAACCAAAAAATGCTCCGAAAGGACAAAGTCAAGCACTATTTCTATGAAAAAGCTGAAGAAGCTAATCTAAATAAAGAGGTCTTCGATAAATATCTTGACCAATTTGTTAAAGCAACAGACTTCACACCAACTTTCAACTTTAAAAAATCAACTCAAGACAAACTTGATGAAATTATTATTGATGAAATCAAAAAGCAAGACCAACGTGACGCAGACCTAATTGCAATAACTGACCTATGTGCCAAGAATAACTTAGGTCCGGCAAGCTATATCAGACAATATGACAATGGCGCTTCACTTGCTGAGATTTTAGGTCTTATCAATCGAGACATTGACGAAATTAAGCGAACTCGTGAATTGAATGAAGCTAAGCGTATCGCAGACGAAAAAGCAATGATTGAGCGTCAGGCAGCTATTGAAGCGCAAGCCAAGGAAATTGCTGGAACGACTATCAAAGCTGTAAATCAAGAAACTGGGGAGATTTTAGAACGAACAGTTGAAACAGAAATCGTTAAATACGAAACAACAATCAAATTCATTATGAATCTTGAGCAGGCTAAAAATTTCAAATCATTCTTGGACGAAAATGATTTTGAATTTGAAACGCTAGTAGGCATGAAAAGGGTAAATTAACTAATTTATTGCAAAGTGAAGCTCGGCCTTTGCAGTAATAATATTTTCCGAGCAAGAAAGGAAATTCTTGTCTATCGTCAGATTAACAGGACTGATGATATAAAGAGTTTTGCACCCGTCCAAGCCGTATGCTCACACATAAGTGGGCGGGTGTGATTTTAAGTGAAAGTATGAAATATGAATTTATTTTAGAAAATACAAAACAAAGAAAAGAAATGCTTTCAAGTAATGATCGTTTACATTTTAGAAAATCAGCACCAATTACAAAGTATTTAAGGAGACTTGCAAAACTAACTGCTAACAAAGCTATTAACAAAAACGAGCCATTTTCAAAGAATAAGCCTTGTAGCGTGTCTGTGACGGTGTTTTCTCCTACTAACCGTAGATTTGACCCTCCGAATACTTACCCTACCTTAAAAGCGATTTTAGACGGCTTTACAGACGCTGGAATTTGGGAAGACGATAACTTCGAAGTTATCAAATCGTTGTCGTTTGAATATGGTGGTTTAAGTGGCGTTAAAGACAAATACAAATTTGAGATAGAAATAGAGGAACTTTTATGAATTACACAGTAACAGTTTACGTTGACAACGTTATCCAAGAGACCCAATATGTTGAGTCTCACTTTAAAGCACGATTTGCACAGTTAGAGCTTCGCAAGAAGTATCCAGCAGCACGAATTGAAATTGACGAGGTATAAAAATGAGTAAAAACATGACAATAAAATGGCTTGTAGTAGTCCGCGAATGGGGCGGGTGGTTTAAAGAAAAAGAGGTTCCACACTACTTTCCAACTTTTGGAGAAGCAATTGATTTTTTCAATGAATTACCAAAGAACAAAAAGAAAGATTATCCAGTTATGGTTGAGGTTCCAGAATGATTAAGTTGACGAGAGAAGATAATAGTTGGTTGAAATGTATGTGGATAAGCAAAACTTCAACTAACGATAAGAAACTTAGAGCGATTGAAGTTTTCTCAAAAAGAAAAGACATCAGTTCTGATAGAAAACTTGCAGTCACACAAGCCATCATAGACGGTGAATGGGAAGTGGAAGATCAGTTGTATTATGTGAAGTTTGTAGATAGCGAAAATGGTTATTTTAATATACACCCTAACGGAAACCCAATTGTAGCAAGTAACTTGGAAGATTTTGGTTACAAAACGCAATTCACACTAGCTGAAGTTGAAGCTATTGACCCACGTTATTTGGATTTTTTGGAGGAAGTTGAAGAATGAAGAAATATATGATTATAAATACGCAAGAAGGATTTTGCGACGGAATTGAATTTACTTGTAAAAATAATGAAGACCCTGAATTGGTAGCAGAGGGAGTTCTTGAAAGCTATGGATATAGTGAGTTCTGCGACGACAACGGATATTATAGCTACAATTTTGATTTACGAGAGGTTTACGAATGAGAAATAGTTTTTGGTTATGGCTCAATGCTATCTTGGTCGGTTTGCTAGTAGGTATGATGGTTACATGTAGTAATGTCAACAAGGAAAATGTGCAATTAAAACAACGTAATGACGGACTACACAAACAACTCACACGCACGCAATATCAGCTTAAAAAAGTAAGTGAAGAATCAGCTGATAAGACTGCTAGAATTTCAGAACTTACTGGAAATGGGGGATAGGGGATGATTAGAGTATTCGAAGCCTTTTCAGGAATAGGCACGCAACGCATGGCATTAAGAAATTTAGGCATTGAACATGAAGTGGTAGCAATTGCAGAAATAGATAAATATGCTTTGAAAAGTTATGAGGCAATTCATGGAGATTGTCCAAATTTAGGGGATATTTCTAAAATTGACCCAACTGATATTCCTGACCATGATTTATTCACTTATAGTTTTCCATGTCAAGATATTTCAGTTGCTGGAAAACAAGCTGGACTTGATATGAACAGTGGAACAAGGTCAGGGCTTCTTTGGGAATGTCAAAAAGTAATAGCTGCTAAAAAACCAAAATATCTATTGATGGAAAACGTTAAAAATTTGGTTGGTAAAAAACATAAGCCTAATTTTGACAAATGGCTAGAGTGGCTAGAAAGTCAAGGTTATACAAACTATTGGCAAGTATTAAATGCAAAAGATTTTGGTGTACCTCAAAACAGGGAGCGTGTGTTTTGTGTCTCAATTTTAGGTAATCATGAACCTTATGTTTTCCCTGAAAAACAAGAGCTGACTATCAGATTAAAAGATGTTTTGGATGATGAAGTAGATGAAAAATATTATCTTAGCAAAGAAAGAGTTGATGAATTGACATGGAATGTATAAGACAACTGATGAGATATGACACAAAAACAAGAAAAAACTCAAATAGATTTAGAGTATATGATGTTGACGGACTAGCGCCAACCTTAGGCGGCATGCAAGGAGGTGGCAGAGAACCATGGATACTAACAGAATTATAGTTATTGCAAATACAAACGGGAGATACGAGGAGAGCAATAGAGTTTATTCTTCAGAAGGAATAGTATCTACTTTAGCAGCTAGAGATTACAAAGGACCTAAATTAATTGCAATTAAAAATTAAAAACGCAACAAAAACAGGGTATCTAATAGCCAACGAGGGGGATGGCATTGATACTGCATATCCTTTTAGTAAAACAAGAAGAGGGAGAGTGCAAAAAAAGCATGGCACATACAATAACGACAGATGACAGTAAGGGTGTTGTAATTGGAACGATTTATACTAATGTATCAAAACGATTTCAGGGAGGAGTTTACAAAAATTTGAGTAGAACTGTCAAAGCTAATAAACATGATTTATCAGTAGTTATTGGAGCAAGTAACACAATTACTACTGTCCAAAAAGATAACTATGCAGTAGAATTGCCAGAATACCGCATTCGCAAACTAACACCAAATGAGTGTTGGCGCTTGATGGGGTGCAGTGATGAAGACTTCAAAAAAGCTGAACAAGTAAATAGTAACAGTCAGCTATACAAGCAGGCAGGAAACGCGATTGTGGTTGATGTGCTAGAGGCTATTTTTAGCCAACTGTTTTTAAACGAGGTATAGCATGAACGAATTTAGAAGATTACACATCCTAAAACATGCACTTGAACACTACATTGAACGTGACGGTGCAAGTGAAAAAGACATAAACCAAGAAAAACGAGTGTTGGCAGATGTGGTAGATGACATTGAAATATTTAAAGAACGTATTAACTCAGGTTGCGGAGGTGGTTACTGATGAACGGATTTAAAGTTAAAGATTTACATAAGGTGCTAGCTAAGGTCGATCCCGAGTTAGAAGTTTGGATAAATGAACAAGATACCAAAATTATTACCAAGGCTAAAAACGTAATGACTTGGAATGAGCATTCCGATAAGTTTTTTATCAATATTAAAAGAGGTAGCAAATGAAGATTGAAGAATATGAATTAGGCCAAAAAGTGTCATTATATGGAATTATTGAAGAAATAAATATTGAAGATATATACGATAAAGAAAACACAACTACTTTATCAATAAAAACTGTCACAGGAAAAATACACGTAAACCCTAAATGGGAAGAAGTGAAACTCGACCAACCAAAACCAGTGGTACCACAATGTGCTATTGATTGGGTTGACAATTCAAGAGAACGTGATTATGAATTTGACGAATGGTTTGACCCCGACAACCAGCCGCTGGAAGTGTACAAATGGTTAAACTGTAAAAACAAAAGACAGGCAGATATTAATGCACTTGCACTTGTTACGTTAATTGTAAATGGTCCTGATGCCGTCACAGTCGAAAAAGAGAAGTTGTATACAGTGGAAATACCAAATCCGAATGGCTCTTTATTCAAACGTTTTGTTCTTTGTAAATATAATGATAACGGAGTATTTATTAATTGTATTAACGACCATAGTTGGAAAATCCGAGACAAATTCCAACTAACCGAATCAGAAATCCGCAAAGATTTTGATTGGGCGTGGCAATTTGCGAAAGAGGTGACGGAATGAGCTTATTTGATGAAGTAAAAGAATTGGGTGATGAAAGCCACGCAAAATGGTTTAATCGGCATTTCGATAAATATAACATTGAAGCAAAAATCAAAAAATCAGCTATGAAAGGGTACAACGCCTATCGTATCAATATTGAAAAAGAGCCTGATAAATATCTTGCAAAAAGATTGGGAGATAAAAGGACAATTGATCTGCTTAAAAATCGACTTGGTGAAGGCTTCAAAGTCAAAATCTCAGAAACAAAGTCAACTTATACTATTTTTGGGAATCATATAATTTTAGATAGATTCATTCTTATTTCGTGGGGATAAAGGAAGAGGTGACGGAATGAAAGAGTGTAAATTAAGTAACAAAATACCAAAGTATGGATTTTCAGTTGACGGTTTGAATTTTGAACCATTATCAAGCGAAGTGTCACATGATATATCTACTCCAGAAATGGTAACTATTCCAAAAAGTGAGTATGAATTACTAATAGAGATCAAAGATTATTTTATAGGAGGTAACGAATGAATGAACCAGATTGGGTAGGAGCGGTTATAGTCAGTGAGACAGAAACTGATTACACGTTTAAAAACCTAAAAGAATATGTTAACGGTCAGAAGGTAGGACCCGAAACAATCGATGTACCGAAAACAATTGCTAAAGACATCTTGTTGAATAATCACAATTATCAGCGTGATTGTTTAATCAGCAAAGAAAAATCAATGGAGAAGTATCCAGATAATGTTTGGGTATCAGTGAGGGAATTATGACATACAACTTATATTATTGTGACGATGCAGAACGCATCTTAAAAGGCGGCTTTGAAACTAAGGAACAAGCAATCCAAGGATTCCATGACGTGTGCCGTAACGAGTTTAAATTTGGTGCATATGGATTTGACTTAGTAGAGGATAAAAACGTCACACGGATTGATTACGGTGGAAATAAACATTGGTTTGAGATTGAAGAGGTGGAGGGGTGAAAGAATTTAGAGTTAAAGCAGAATATAAAGGATTTGAACTAGAAAAAGTTATCGAATCTAAAAATGAACACCACGCAGTATTGGACTTCTTAAATAAAGTAGAAGAATTGATTAAATATATAACTAAATCAGATTTACAAAAAGAAATTAATATATATTACGTAGGAGAATTTGTATGAACGAACTAATTAAACCGCTAGCAAAAATTTTAGACATATCAGCTAACGAACTAGAGAAAATTGTAAGCAGTCTGAACATGAATGCACCACAGATTTATGAGCGGTTGTTACACGAATGGCAGTGGTATAGATTTTTACAATCGATATCATGGTTAGGTGCATTAGTAATACCTTTGTTATTTATTCTTTTGTGGGCGTCTGTAAGTTTAGAAGTAGGTATGGATTTTAATAACGATATCACGAAAGAAAAAGCAATGCTAAAAAATACAAGTATATTGACAGTTATTATTATTGTTGTTTGGTGCATAACCAGAGCATTAATTCCTGTTCTAGCACCACATATTGACCTGATCATGCAACTGAAATAAGTAAAGGGGAATTTAAATGAAAGAAAAACAAATCGGAACAAAGTTTTTAATAATGATTTCATTAACACCAGCTATGTTATTTATTGAAGGTCTAACCCTAAAATACGGATGGAATAATTTGCTAACTACAATTGGTAATATCCCACAAATCACAGTCATACAAGCTATTGCTATTAGTTCTGTATTTGGATATTTGTTCCCGTCACAAGCTCTCAAGAGAGAAGAACTTACTTTATTAGAATCTGTACTAACAGTATTGATGAAAGCGATGATGTACATGATTATTTTCTATATCTTAACGCTATTTGTATAACCAACAACGGTATCACGAGCGTTCGACTCGCTCGGTTGGTATTAACCGAAAATAAAAAAGAAAAGAGGTACTCTCTCTCAAATTTTTCAATACAAATCTAAAGCAGTTATCGGTTACTGTGATTCTTCAAGGCGACTGGTAAATTCTACGGATCGTTCGCCTGTCCGAAATAAATAGAAAGAGAGGTAAATCCTAAAGAGTTAGTTTTTATCTATTGTAAATTCTTGATCGTGGCCTGGTGGGAAGTTTTGTTCCTTTACATAAAACAGAAAAGAGGTGTTAAAATTTCTCCTTACAAAGCCAGGGCACGAAAAAAGGGAACGTCACGAGACGCCCCGATTGTTAAAGCTACTAATACTATTATAACATATCGGAGGCAAATATCGTGTTTTTTCCTGAAATTGACGTCAAAATGACGAAATCTAATGCAAAACGCAAGTTGAGAGAATATCCACGTTGGCGACGAATTGCCAATGATGTTGACAACCAAAAAATAACTGCTACATATTCTTTTGAACCAAGACAACCACATGGTTCTCCTAGCAAGCCAGTAGAACGTTTGGCCATTAATAGGGTTGACGCTGAAAGCGAGCTAGAAGCTATTGAGTGGGCAGTTAGTAATATACTGGAACCTGATAGACGGCGGATTCTTTATGATAAATTTTTAAATCCTTATAAAAAATCTGACAAGGTAATTTATAGCGAAATGAACTATTCAGAAAAATTATACTATGATACACTAGACGGAGCTTTACTATCTTTCTCTGAATTGTATAGAGAAGGTGCTCTTATTCAGACAATACACAGAAAAAACGCAGATTTTGGATAGTAAATCGATAGTAAATAGGTGTTTAAATCTGATATTATAGTATTATCGAGATAGCAAGAAGACGCATTCATTTTACCTACTAGGTTCCATTTTGTTGAAACTCCAACTTTAACTTTAGCAGAACTTGCATTTTGATGTGTATGGTACCCCAACGGGAACCAGTTGAGATATGTCCGAGAGTGGTTTATTCGGGACTCGTAAGAGGTGTGGTTGTAATGGCCCCGCAGGTTCGAATCCTGCTATCTCAATAGAGGTTAATTGAAAGTGATAAATCCCTTAGGTTTGACTCCTTAAAATAATTCACTGTAGGAATATAGAGTCCCGAATGGAAAGGTGCTAGCGTATGGCCACGTTTGGCGCAAACAACGTCACTGTGTCGGTTCGATTCCGACTGTTCCTATAAAAGCGTGCCATGGCAATAAGGTTCGATTCCTTATTATGTTGATAGCTCAACATTGAGGCGTGGTGGTTCGATTCCGCTCGCACGCTTACTTAGTCACTCATAGAGTGGCTTTTTATTATGGTCCACGATATGGCTACCTATCTCTAATAAACGTTGGTATTACAATGTTTTTATAGGTCCACGTTGTGGCTTTTTATTATGCTTGAAAGGAGTGATAGAAAATAAACGAAAGACAAAGACAGTTCGCAGATGAGTATATCGCTTCTGGAAATGCTTACCAATCTGCAATTAAAGCTGGTTATAGTGAAAATTATGCAAACAAACGTTCAAAAGAATTGTTGGGAAATGTAGGGATAAAATCATACATTGAAAATCAAGTCGAGAAGATGCAGTCTGAAAACATTTTAACAGCTACTGAAGCTTTATCGATACTTTCTGACATCGCAAAAGGTAAGCGTGAAGAAGAAGTCCTAATGATGAACCCTGTAACTGGAGAAGTTAGTCGGGTATTTAAAAAGCCTGATAATAACACAGTTATTAAAGCGATAGTTGAAATTCTTAAGCGTTATCCAACATCTAAACAAGCAGAAAAGATGCAGCTTGAAATTGATAAACTTAAATTACAAGTTGGTGGCGATGAAGGACAAGATGATAAGATTTCAAACTTGATGAATAAAATCAAGGAGGCTATTTCTGATGAGCCTATCTGATATCTACACACCTAGACAATTGGAAGTGCTTAGTTATATTTGGAACCACGACTGGTTTATTTGCGGTTTGCATGGTGCTAAGCGAGCAGGTAAGACTGTCGTTAATAATGACACTTTTATAACCGAGCTTGACCGTGTGCGATCCATAGCGGACAGATTAGGCGTAGATGAACCAATGTATATCTTAGCTGGCACGTCTTCAACAAGTATTCAAAACAACGTGTTGCAAGAGCTATACAATAAATACGGTTTTGAACCTAAGTACGACAAACATGGCTCTTTCACTTTCAGAGGTGTTAAAGTTGTTCAAGTCTATACTGGGTCAATCAGTGGGCTTAAACGTGCTCGTGGTTTTACTGCTTTTGGTGCTTATGTAAATGAGGCGTCACTTGCTAACGAAGTAGTGTTCAAGGAAATAATTTCACGGTGTTCTGGTACTGATGCACGTATAGTGTGGGATAGCAATCCGGACAATCCTAACCACTGGCTTAATCGTGACTATATCAATAATAAAGACAAGATGATTATTGATTTTGCTTTTAAGTTAGATGACAACACGTTTCTTTCAAAAAGATATATCGAGAACATCAAATCAGCAACTCCAAAAGGTAAGTTTTACGACAGAGACATCTTAGGTCTTTGGACAGTTGCAGAGGGCGCCGTGTATTCTGAGTTTGACGAAGATATTCACATTGTGGATAAATTACCAGATATGAAACGTTATTTTGCTGGTATTGACTGGGGTTTTGATCACTATGGTTCTATTGTGATAATCGGTGAGGGTGTAGATGACAACCTTTATTTAGTAGACGGTATATCCGAAAAAGGTCATTACATTGACTGGTGGATAGATAAAGCTAAGCATTTTAACGAAAAATACGGCGGTGACTTAGTGTTTTGGTGCGATAGTGCCCGTCATGAGCATGTCAGTGCATTAATAGATGCAGAGCTAGACGCACGCAATGCAAGGAAAGAAGTTATCGCTGGTATTGAAACGATAGCCAAGAAATTTAAAGAAAAGAAACTCTATATTTTACGAGGTGTGATACCTCGTTTTTTTGATGAAATTTATCAATATAAATGGAAACCTAACAGCACAAAAGATGAAGTCATAAAAGAATATGACGACGTTCTGGATGCTTTGAGGTATGCAATACACAGTGACGAAAACAATAACACGTTCGTCCAATTATTTAGTGGAGGTATTTAGTGGCAAATGTATTTATACAGCCGTCAGACACAGAGATGACGGTAGAATTACTTGGTCAGTTAATTCAAGACCATCAAGCGATGATTCCCAAGTATTTAGAACGCAAGGATATGTACGAGGGTAGACATGCAATTCTAAATCAAAAAGAAAAAGAGTCTTACAAACCTGATAATCGCTTAGTAGTTAACTTTGCTAAGTATATTGTTGATACGTTCAATGGTTACTTTATTGGTAACCCAATCAACGTATCACACGAAAATAAGACAGTTAGTGATTATCTTGAATTTTTAGATGGATATAACGACCAAGACGATAACAATGCAGAACTATCTAAGATTTGCTCAATCTTCGGTCACGGTTACGAATTGATTTATGCTGATGAAAATGCAGAGGTTGGCATCACTTATTTAGATCCAACGCAAGCATTTATGGTCTATGATGACTCAATCAGAGAACGACCTTTATTTGCGGTTCGTTACTTTATTAATAGTGAAGGTCAAATTGAAGGAACGTACTCAGACGCAAGTAATATTACTTACTTCAAAGTTGGAGAAAAAGGCTATCAGATTATTGATGAAGTGTCACATTATTTTGGCGATGTTCCAATGGTTGAATATGTCGAGAATGCCGAAAAACAAGGTATCTTTGATAACGTCATTACTCTAATCAATGCTTTTGACAAGGCTATTTCAGAAAAGGCTAACGATGTTGAGTATTACGCCGATGCTTATTTGAAAATCCTAGGGGCTAAGCTAGACGACAAGACACTCCAAAAACTACGTGATAACCGTATCATTAACATGGCAAGTAACGATACTAATAAATTAGTCATTGAGTTTTTGCAAAAACCTGATGCAGATGGTACGCAAGAGAATCTGCTCAATCGCTTGGAAGACTTAATTTTCAGAACCGCAATGGTTGCTAACCTATCCGATGACAACTTCGGTAACGCTAGCGGTATTTCATTAGCTTATAAACTCCAAGCTATGGACAATCTAGCTAAGACTAAAGAGCGTAAGTTCACGTCTGGCATGAATAGACGATATAAATTGATTGCTAACTATCCTAAGTCCAAAATCAATGGCGATGAATGGGTAGATATCCAGTATAAGTTTACACGTAACAAGCCGTCTAACTTGCTAGAAGAAGCTCAGATTGCCGGAGCGCTTGCTGGTATTACAACTAAAATAACACAGGTCGGAGTGCTTTCTAATGTATCTAATCCACAAGAAGAAGTCGAGAATTTGAAAAAAGAAATGGAAGAAACTGTTATTCCTAGAACGGCGGTAGACAATGGACAATCACAAGTATTGGAAACAACGTCAGACGCAACTGTGGAATAACTTAGAGCGTAATGAGCAAGCTTTACAAGAGAAGATGGCTAAATATTACTCCGAACAGTTATTTGGATTAGAAAAGGAAATAGGGAGCTATTTTGCTAAGTATGGAAAGAACAATGTTATTGAGTATCGTGACCTTTTGCAGCAAATGTCTAAAGCTGAAAAAGATGTCATTTATAGAAATTTTGACGGTTTTGCGGAACGTTATCCACAGTATAAGAAATTAGCACCAGTCAGAAACTCAATCTACAAACTTGATAGACTGCAAGGCTTAGAACTATCAATCAAGAGCCAACAGTTAGAGATTGGTGCCATTGAGCAAGAAGAACTGACTAAGCATTTAGCCAAGACTTTTAAAGATGGATATCAAGAAACTGCTAAGGTAATGGGATTTACTTTTGATAAGGTTGCACTTCAAACAATCATTGATGATGACTGGATAAATCAAGAGAATTTCTCAGCTAGTATTTGGAATAATAAGGATAAGCTAGTGGCTTACCTTATTAATGATCTAAAAGCCGGAATTATCAGAGGAGATAGTTACGATAAGCTGTTAAAGCAGCTAAGAGATAGGTTTAGCAAGCAATCAAACTATAATCTCCATAGATTGTTAAGGACTGAGGGAACATACGTCAATAATCAAGCTATGATGAAGCCTTTTGAAGATAGTGGTTTGTATGACGAATACGAGTTTGTGGCAGTTTTAGATAGTCACACGTCATCAGTTTGCAAAGGACTTGATGGACAGAAGTTTTTAATGAAGTCTAAACAAGTAGGCGTTAACTTCCCGCCTATGCATCCTGGTTGTCGCAGTTCATTTGCTATGGTCATTCCTGATGATTACGAACAGAGATATAAGGAGAAAAACAAATGATTTTTTGGGAGATAGGATATAACATCATGGGAATTTTATTTATGATGTTCATGTTATTCGTCTTGACAGGAACTGTAGTAGCAATTATTAATTCAATGATTTCAATCATCAAAAAGGAGAAAAGAAAATGAAAGCGTACGAAAAATATTTAAACGAAGAAAAAGACAGATTGGTTGAAGTGCATACTGACTGGTTGAAAGAAATTGATAATTATATTAAGTGTTTAGAATACAACATTGAACAATCAGAATTAAATTATTTAAAGGATCAAGAAATTTTCATCGAACGTTTAGAACGTTTAGAAAGCCGAATTAAAGAGCTAGAAAAACCGATTGAATTAAAAATCGATGCAGATGAATTCAAAAACGCAACTTTTAAATCAACTGATAGAGGTATTACTTTGGAACGTTTGAGAGGGGATATTTGATGAAATACAGAAAGAAACCGGTAGAGATTGAGGCTATTAAATTCATCGACACGCCTGAAAGGCTTGAGGAGCTTAGTCGTTTCGGGTTAGACCCTGTTAATGTCAGTTACAAAGGTAACCCTGTTTTAAAAATCCAGACTCTTGAAGGAGAAATGACCGCTCAAGTAGGCGACTACATTATCAAAGGTGTTCAGGGAGAGTTTTATCCATGTAAGCCCGATATTTTTGAACAAACTTACGAAAAATACTGAAAGGAGTTAGTTATGCATCACTACATCACAAAATATGAATCAGATGGTAAACGATATGCAGTAGCATGGTTTCAAATTAATATGTTTGGAAAATGTTATTGCTTTTTAAAACGCAAGATTGAAATTTAATAGAAAGGAGTTCACACCTTGAAACCGACAGAAAACTGAAAGGAAGTGATCCAACATCTTGACTGGTAGGAACAGACTATCATTTGACACATAACTCAAGACCTATAAAAAGGTCTTTTTTCTTTGTCCCGAGCATGACACTAAACTGTTCAAAATAAAATCAAGCAATGCGCTGGGGCGAAAGCAATGGCGTGGGGCAGGAGGAACTAAAAATGAATGAAAACGAAGAAATCTTGAACGAATCTGGTGCACAAGAGGAAGTTAAAGAAAAAACGTTTGACGAACTATTGTCAGACCCTAAGTATCAAGCTGAATTTGATAAGAAAATTTCTAAAGCTTTGGATACTGCTCACTCAAAATGGGAAGCAGAACAACAAACTAAAGAAGATGAAGCGAAGAAATTAGCAAAGATGAACGCAGAGCAAAAGGCGGAACATGAAAAACAACAACTTGAAGCTCGTATTGCTGAGCTTGAAGCTGAAAAAACACGTTCTGAAATGACTTCAATTGCTCGTGGAATGTTCTCAGAAGCTAATGTCGTGCCGTCAGAAGACCTAATCAACATGCTTGTAACAACTAGTGCTGACGATACTAAAAAAGCCGTAGAGGGCTTTATTTCTTTATTTAACGACCATGTGGACAAAGCGGTTACTGAACGCTTGAAGAACCCACTTCCAAAACAAGGCGGAACAGCTAACACTCTAACTAAAGAGTCTATTATGGCCGTTAAAGACCGTACTGAACGCTTACGCTTGATTGAAGAAAATCAGGCGTTATTTAATTAAAAGGAGAAATTAAACTATGGTAACAACTCGCACATTCCCAGAAGATGGATTAATCAAAACAACTGATCTACGTAACCCAATCACAATTGACGTTACAAATACATTCAAAGAAAACCTAAACAAACTTATCGAAATGCTTGGCATTACTCGTAAAATCTCAGTACAAGCCGGCGCAACACTCCGCACTTACTCAGGTTACGAAGTAGCACTTGCTGATGGCACTGTCCCAGAGGGTGAAGTTATTCCACTTTCTAAGGTAACTCAAAAAGATGCCGGCACAAAAGTGATCACTCTTAAAAAATACCGCAAAGCGACAACTGGCGAAGACATTCAAATGTACGGTTCTGACAATGCTATTGCAAATACTGATGAAGCTCTCATCCGTAAAATTCAAAACAATGTCCGTGCTGACTTTGTAGCTGCACTTAAAACTGGTACTGGTACAATTGCACCACTTGGAAATGGTTTACAAGGTGGTATCGCATCAGCTTGGGGCCAACTTGAAGTTTTATTTGAAGACCAAGGTTCATCAAAAGCAATTGTATTTGCTAACCCACTTGATGTTGCTGAATATATCGCAAACGCTCAAATTTCAACTCAAACTGCATTTGGTTTAACTTACTTAGTTGACTTCACAGGTACTGTTATTATCTCTACAAATGACGTTGCAAAAGGCGAAATCTGGGCAACTGTTCCTGAAAATCTTATCCTTGCTTATGTTAACCCTAACACTTCTGAGCTTGCTCGTGAGTTTGGCTTACACGGCGATTCAACTGGCTACATCGGTATGAACCACTTCCGCGAAGACACTACTCTAACAATCCAAACATTGGTTGTTGAAGGTCTTCTTATGTACCCTGAACGTATCGACGGTATTGTTAAGGTAACTCTTAAAGCAGCTGCTCCAACTGTCTAATTAGGAGGTAATTAATGGCTTATAAAACAACACAAGCCATTTACGATGGACAAGATGAAAAGCACTACTACGAAAGTGGTGCTCCTTTTCCTCGTGAAGGGTATAAACCAACGAAAAAACGTATTAATGACTTAGTTAAGGCAGGTTATTTAGTAGAGGAGGACTAACATGGCAATTATTGATCGTGTTATCACTCGCATGCCTGATGTTGAAAATCCTGATTTTGCATTACTTCAAGAGCTAATCTTATCAGCAACAGACCGTATTAATTTGCGTGTCAATGATACTGTTTTAAATATTAAGCTTGAAACAATTGTGGTTGAGGTAACTGTAAAAATGTATCGCAGATTATTCTACGAAGGGATAACAAGCGAAAAAGCAGACACAATCACTACTAACTTTGTGGATAACATTTTAGCAGAGTATGAAGTCGACCTGATGAACTACTTAGCTGATAAAATCAAAACCGAATCATTGGCTGATAAGGTGGTGCGTTTCTTATGAGATACAAGTTGTTTTATTTAGAAACGGAAGTTCCGACAGGTCAAAAAGACCAGCTAGGGAATGACATCATGAAAAAAGTTTTATCAGCCACGGCATATGCTGGGCGGTTCACAGAATGGACTGCCGAAGACGTGAATTTATATGGTAGAGATTTAACGTCTAGCACTCGCAAGATGCTTTGTAATAGAATTACACCCAAGCAAGCGAAAGATGCCGTACGTGTAAAAATAGACGGCAAATACTACCAAATAAAATCAGTCAAAGACTTAGGTCGTTGGCGTCTGTTAATTCTGAATGGTTATCGCCTATGAAAATAGATGTCAAAGGATTACCAGTCCTTGAAGCTCGTTTCCGTGCGATGAACGAAATCCAATGGGAAGCCGTTGTTAATAAGAACCTAACTACTATTTTTAATCGTGCTGCTAGACGACCTGGAACACCAATTGGAAAACAGTCAAAAGGTCATGCTGCCGGAGAATTGATGAGGTCACGTAGAATGATTGAATTAAATTCCGGAATTGGCGTTGCTAGTGGTATGTTTTACTATTCTAAAGACTATGCACCTCACGTTGAGTATGGTCATAGGATAGTAAGAGGTGGTAGGCAAGTAGGATATGTTACTGGTCAAAGATTCTTGTTTAATAACGTGCAAAAACAAAGGACGACTTACCGCAATGACATGCTGAATGAATTGAGAAAGAAGAGGTAACATGCTTAAGAAATTAGGATTAGTTGATTTGCATGCCTCGCTAAAGGCAACAATCGAAAAAAACACAAGCTTAACTGCTTATGATCAAGTACCAGAAGACGCTCCGGCGCCTTTTTATTTTATCGAGATTGTTGACAAAAGACCCGAGAATACCAAGATGATGTGGTGTGAAGTCTTTACTGTTTGGATTCATGCGATAGCAGCTGAAAGTAACGGTAAAGTCGCAATCTATAAAATGATTGAGGAAGTCGAAGAAGCACTCACAGAACAATTGGTTTTGCCTGACGTTGAAATTCTTCGACAGACAGAAACTGGCATGCAGTCTTTGCAAGAGGACGAAACAAAAGAAATGCACGCAATTATTGCGTATGAAATCAAAGTCGCTTACGGCTTTAAAACGAAAATTTAAGGAGAAATAAATGGCAACAGAATTTGATAGCAATGTATATTGTAATTTTGACGCAAGCTCAACGAAAGCCATCGCAGGTAAAGACATTATTTTAGCACTCTTTAATGCGACCGGAGATAAGTTGCTTGCTATTAGTGGTCAGCAAGGTTTAACGATTAACCGCTCAGCTGACTCAATCGAGGTATCATCAAAAGACACCAAAGGCGGTTGGAAATCTAAAATCGCCGGCATGAAAGAATGGTCAATTGACAATGACGGTCTTTATATCCCGTCTGATGAAACCCACAAAATGCTTGGAAAAGCGTTTGAGGATTCCGACCCAGTTTGTATTAAGGTAATCAACGGCAAAACTTCAACTGGTATGTTTGGGGGTCTAGCTTTTATCAGCGACTACTCACTTGAAGCTCCATATGATGACGGTATGACTTACTCAATCAGCTTGGACGGCAACGGTGCATTGGTTGACATTACTCAATTACCACCTGAACAACAAACTCTAGTTACTGCAATGCCTGAAGGCACAACACCTACTGTTTAATAAAAATAAAGGGGATTAAATGGAAGACAAAGAAATTATTATCTATAACGGTAACCAGTATGAACTTAAATACAATACGAAAACTGTTGAAACTGCGGAAGCTATTACTGGTAAAAGTTTTATGGCCACCGTAATCAATGCTAAAGGTATGCTTTCTATTGGTGATCTTCGTCAATACTTCGTTAATGCATTATATGCTTATGAAGGCGGTCGAGTTGCACCAGTACAAGGTTCAATGATTTTTGAGGAATTACTTAACACAAAAGGATTTGTTTATCTGAATATGTTAGTGATCAACACTATCCAGCGTGACTGCCCTTTTTTCTTCCTAGACGATTAGTTGAGTTTGAATATCTCGGCGGTACTGAAGAAAATACTGATTATGAATATAGAGAACTAGCGGAGCAATATGAAAAAGATATTGACTTCGCTTTTTTCTTTGTCAATTTTGGGACAACAAAGGACGAGTATTTAGAACTAACAAAGAGAGAGAAGCTTTTCATCATGAAAGCATGGGAAGACAAAAAAGTGTCAGACTCTGAAACCATGAGAAATGCCGTTTTAAATGCCGTTAATAATGCCCTACGCAAGAAAGGCAGTAAGTTCCAAGACCTATGGAAACGTAAGCAACAACCGGCAAATATGGAAGTTGTCAACGCACACATGGAAATTATTCAACAATCAGAAGAAAAAGAAGGTAAATCATGGGTTGATATGGTTTATCAAGCTAATAATCTTAAAAAACCGCAGAGAGAGGGGGTAGAAAATGGCTGATTATACGTTAAGCGTTGAAGTTACTGGTGACGCCGCAAAAATGCAACAAGCATTTGAGAAAGCAGTTGCAGAAGCTGAAAAATTAAAAGAGAAGATGAAACAAGCTTCTGATCAGACGTCTAAAGATTTTCAGGCGATGCAAGAGAAGATAGAACAAGTGTCAAACAAAATGAAGTCAATCGGGAGTGCTGTTTCAAATGTAGGTTCATCTATGATGGGTATAGGTGGTGCCATGACGGCTGGGATAACAACGCCTATTGTAGGCGGTGTTGCTCTCGCAGTTAAGTCTTTTGCAGGCTTAGAACAGGCCGTTGGCGGTATAGAGACTTTATTTGGGAAATCCGCAAAAGCTGTTATCAAGAACTCTGAAAGTGCCTATAAACGTGCAGGAATTTCAGGAACTAAATACATGGAACAAGTGACATCGTTCTCAGCGACTTTATTGCAGGGGCTTGGCGGTGATACCGCAAAAGCGTCAGCTTATGCTGATAAAGCGATTGTAGATATGTCAGACAATGCAAATAAATTTGGCACAAGCATGGAATTGATTCAAAATGCATATCAAGGATTTGCAAAACAAAATTATACTATGCTCGATAACCTTAAATTAGGTTACGGCGGTACTAAAGAAGAAATGGCTCGATTGTTATCCGATGCAGAGAAGTTACCGGGTGCGATGGGTAAAAAATTTGATTTAAATAACTATGCAGATGTCATTGAAGCTATCCACTTAATTCAAGAAAATTTAGGTGTCGCAGGAACGACATCAGAAGAAGCGAGCAAGACAGTATCAGGTTCTTTCGATGCAATGAAAGCGTCAGCTCAAAATTTGGTGGACAATCTTGGCTCAAAGAATGCAGATGTTAAAAAACTAGTGTCGGAGTTAGAGGCGACTGTTAGACAATTTGCGATGAATGTAGGCGATGTATTAAAAACCATGTGGGATAATATTCCGCTCGAACCTTGGCAAAAGTGGGGTATAGGTGTAGTTGCCATAGCAGGCCCTGTTCTGTTGGCACTAGGTTCAATTGTTGTCGGCGTTGGTAATCTTATTACAGCGTTTGGAATTATCGGAGGAGCTATTTCTACTGTATCAGGTTGGTTTGCAACTGCTACGGCAGAGGGAGGCGCTTTAGCTGGCGTCTTTGGCTCACTAGGGGCTGGAACAGTTATTGCAATATTTGCAGGTATAGTTGTTGCTATTGCTGGTTTAGTTGGTGCATTCAAAAGGCTTTGGGATAACTCAGAACAGTTCAGGGCGTCTGTTGGTACTCTTGCAGAAACTATAAAAATACAATTTGGCAATATCCTTAATGCGATAATGCCGATTGTAGAGCCAGTAATCGCACTATTCAAACAAATGTGGGATAGTTTGGTTACATTGTTGGAACCTGTTATTTCTGCACTTATTCCTATTATCACGTCAATCATTTCAATCATTGGTAACACAATCACAACAATTTTAGCTATTGTAGTCCCAATATTCACAGCTCTAGTTCAATACATTACTGCTTGGATTGCAATGGTTACACCTATATTAAGCACAATCATCGGTGTTGTGATGTTTATCATCACAGCTGTTGTCTCAGCGATTAATGTATTCGTCACAACAGCAAGCGCAATTATTCAAGCTCTAGTTTCCGCAATTGGTGCAATTATCGCTCCGGTTGTCGACTTCTTCGCAGGAATTTTCAATGCTATCGCAACCGTTGTAAAAAATGTTTTTACTGGCATTTCAAACTTCATAACTACAAGCATCTCAACAATAGGGAATGTCGTTAATAAGCTTGTCAATGTCTTCAGTTCTGTATTTGGTGGTATTAAAGGAATTGTTAGTGCTGCAATGGGAACAGTTACCGGTGCTATTACTGGAGCATTTAACAAAATTAAAAGCTCTTGGAGTGGATTAACTGGTTTTGTGCAAGGTGTCTTTAATGGTATTTCTAGCGCAGTAGCATCGCTTGTCGGCCAAGTTAAAGGATTTGTCAATGGTGTTATAGGTGGGATTAACAGCGCAGTAAGTCTGATCAATAAGATACCAGGCGTCTCTATTAGCTCAATTCCTTACTTATATCGTGGTACTGATAACTGGCAAGGTGGATTCGCTCGCATGAATGAGGGTGGACGAGGGGAGTTAACATACTTACCTGGTGGCTCTGTCGTCGTACCTCACGATATTAGCATGAAATACGCTAAGGAGAGCGCAAGAAATCAATCTGGAATGGTAATGGTAGGCGGAAGTGATGAACTCGCTAAGAGCGCTCTAAGAGTTGCTAACGATGCAGTTAAGCGCCCAATGGTATTGAATGTTAATGGCCGTGACTTAGCCTATGCAACAAGTCGAGATTTTTCGACAGTCCAAGAACAACAATCAGCGTCAATCAAACGCTTAAGAGGGGAGGTATAAGATAATGGCTACTATGAAATTTAATGATATAGATTTATCAGACATGCTAACAATTATGTCAATTAATCGTGATATTGGAAATCAAAGAAGCGTATCAACTAACACCTCTCCTCTGATTGGTGTTTTTATAAATCAAGTAAAAGTCGATGCCAAAACAATTTCTGTTGATTTTTACCTTAAAGATAGAAGTAGTGATTATTCGTTGAATATCCTAAAGCATGACTTAGCCGGAATTTTTAATGTTGATGAGCCGGTTAAGATTGAATTTTCAGATGAACCTGACAAATACTATCTTGGCTTACCAGTTAGTAAGATTTCTGCTAGTGATCCAATCGCTTGGCTAAGCCTTGTAACTATTGAGTTTTTAATTCCTGATGGTGTGGCACATTCAAAAACAAAGAAGAAAGTCACTAAGTACACGATTCAAGACGGAAAACTAGTTTTTGATTTATTGAATAAAGGCACACTTCCAGCACTACCAATCATAACTGCGAAAATGAACAGTGAAAATGGATACTTTGGATTGGTAAATGAATCAGGTGTTATGGAAATTGGCGACCGTGAGTTGATAGACTCTGAAACGCTTGCTTATTCTGAACGTCCATTTGACTATTCAGATACAGGAACTAAGATTGCAGATGGATTTGCCAAAGGTGCTAAGAATGTGGCTATTTTAAACGATAGCTTGCAGACGCTAGATAAGAATTTAGGAATTGTTGCTGACTGGAACAGAAATCACTTAGCATTGACTGGAGCTATTGCACCAAGTGGAAATCATGCAGGTTCATTAACATTTGATTTGCCAATAGAAGGTTCGCTATATGATCATGTTTGGTGGCGTCAAATCTTCTGGGCATGGAATATAAATCAATATGGATTTATTAAGATTTCGGTTTCTGATACTGATGGAAAATTCCTTTTTGGTGTCGAAACTATCAAGAGAAAATCAGGTGTTGAGACAGAGTATAACGTCCAAGTTACCGATGGAAATGGCGGATGGAAATTCACGGATTTTCGTAAGAAATTCAATTGTACTCACAAAAATGAAAATCCATTCAACCAGGGCAGAGGTTGGACAGAAATCAAGCGTATTGATGATAAGCTTATTATTCATTGGAACGGTTCGCAATTTGAGCGTATTATTCCTGAATTAAAAGGCAAAAAGTCAGCTAAGTTGCATGTTGCCATTGGCTCAATGCAAGGTAAGCCATTAGTCAGAAAAATGTATGTTGACGGTATTAAATACCGCAAGGACAACGTGGCAGACGGTTATAATATCCCAAATCCTTATGGAGTTGGCTCAGAAGTTGTTATAAATGGCGAAAATAAAACATTGCTTGTTGATAACATTCCGAAATTAAATCATATTGTTGATTACTCTAAATGGCTGACAATTCCTCCAGGTAAATCAACGATTGAATTAAATATTTCATCATGGAGTGAAAGCAATCCTGATGTTACTGTTGAGTACGAAGAAAGGTGGTTATAGTTATTGGATTTAATTATTCATAATGCAAAATTGCAAAAAGTGGCATATATTGACAACGAATTGCAGAACACACTTTCTTTTTATGACGATAAATGGTCACGCTATTTAGATACGGCATCATCAACATTTGAATTCACGGTCTACAAAAAGAATATCAAGACCGACACAATTAGGGAAAAGGCTTATCAGACGTTATCTGATAGGTCTTTTATTTCGTTTGTTTTTAACAAGCGAACATATCTCTTTAATGTCATGAAGATTGAAGAGACTGAGACAACTATTAGATGTTACTGCGAAAATCTAAACCTTGAGCTGCTAAATGAATTGGCAGGACCTTATAAAGCAACCACAGAAATGTCATTTATTGATTACTGTAATGTCTTTTATATTTTGGGTGGAGGAGCTATCACAATTGGTCACAATGAAATTGCTGATCGTGAACGTACCCTTGAATGGACTGGAACAGATACCAAGTTAAAACGGTTATTGTCCATCGCAAATATGTTTGACTGTGAAATCGAGTTTGAAACGGTCTTAAACGAAGACTCAAGCTTGAAATCTTTTATCATGCATATCTATAAAGAAAATGATGATAAGAACCAAGGCGTCGGACGTATTCGTGATGATGTCATTTTAAGATATGGCCATAACATTGCTGGAGTTAAAAAAACAGTTGATAAGACTGGTATTTTTAACATGATAAAGCCGACAGGCAAAGCAACAGTTGACGTTAAAGTGACGTCTGCAAACCCTAAGTATGTTGCGCCAAAGATTGGAAGTGTTACTTATTCAGGTGGTTCTCTGTCTAATGGTGGACGGACGATCAGCAAGAGTTTGGTCAATGAAATACTTAATCTCTGTGTCCAACATAAGTTATTGCCATCTGGCGTGTTTTCTCAGCTTTATCTTGAATCGTGGTGGGGTAACTCGCCAGTCGCTCGTATAGACAACAACTGGGGTGGCTTAACGTGGACTGGGTCAACAACTCGTCCAAGTGGTATTAAGGTTACGCAAGGTACAGCTAGACCTGCCAACGAGGGTGGTTATTATATGCACTTCGCAAGTGTGTCGGACTACATGAAAGACTACACTTATTTACTTGCGGAACAAGGAATCTATAAAGTTAAAGGTGCTAATAGCATTGATAGTTACACTAAAGGCTTGTTTCGTGTTGGTGGTGCAACTTATGACTATGCTGCAGCTGGATATGCTCACTACGCACCATTAATGCGTTCAATCAGAAGTGGTATTAATAGCAATTCAAATGGTGCTATGGATACTCTTGATAGCCAATTTAAAACGGCTGGAACAGTTGGGACTGCACCAGTTTCACAGATTGCTAGTAAAACCAAGTCAACGCTTGATGCATTAACTGCGAAAAAGAACACTCGTATTGGTTCAGGTCAGTGTTATGCACTGACGGCATGGTACGCCTATACAATCGGTGGGCCTTGGTTGGGCGGTGGCGTCACTCCTGGATTCAAAGGTTTAGTTGGTGCAGGAGCTGCAGCTTCACATATCGGGGAAGACTACAACTGGAAACAATTTGGTTGGCGCATGATGAGGCCTACTAAAGTTTCTGATCTAATACCTGGAGCAATTGCGAATATCAGAGCAAATGCTGGTGGTCCAGTTTATACTGGCGGTTGGGGTCATACTGTTGTTATCAAAGGATTGTCAGGCGACACATTGACCGTTTTAGAACAGAACTATGCAGGTCATCAGTATGTCGAAGAACGAACATACTCAGCAAACGCCTATTTGCGTATTCTGCAAACGCTATGTTATCCACCTGAGATTGTCCAAGGGAAACGTATCAACGGCACTGAGAGTTCTACTACAAGCACAGGTTCAACTGGTAATAACGAACCAAAGACAACTACAACCACTCAACAAAAAGAAGTCATTACTGAAATTCCTAAAGATTTGTATAGAGAGTACAAAAATGATGAAGGCGTAGTTGAGTTTTATGTAAAAAATGGTGGTGTATATGCACCTATTTCAAAAGAACTTTACCCTTCAGCCTTTTCAGGCGAGGAAACAAATGACAACTGGATTCGTCATGATATGGAGCTTCAAACGACCGATTACGAAGTGCTGATTTCAACTGCATTATCTGAACTTCGAAAAGGATGTTACCCAGCTATCTCTTATGAGGTATCAGGTTCATCAGGTGATTTGGATATTGGCGACACGGTAAAAATCGAAGACGAAGCATTCACAGATGGATTAGTTTTATTAGCTCGTGTATCGGAGCAACATATTAGTTTTACTAATCCTGACTCAAACAGTACCGTCTTTGATAATTACAAAGCGTTGCGTAATAAGTTGAGTAAGGAAATTACTGACAGATATAACGAAATTTCAGAAGGCATTAAACCTTATGAATTGCGTCTATACACAGATAATGGCTATATTTTCAGAAACGGAACTGGAACATCTACAATTACAGCGGAGCTATGGAGAGCCGGCGCCAAGTTAGATGCAACTTTCCAATTTAAGAATGGAGATGTTCTTTTGTCTAGTGATCCGCAATGTACTATTGATGCAACAACTATCACAGATACGTTGATTGTCTCAGTTGAGGCTTATGTCGGTAATGAACTTGCTGCAACAAGTCAAGTTACATTTTCAAATGTAAATGATGGGCAAGCTGGCATGACAACATGGACAGCGTGGTCTAATAGTGCTGATGGTGTAACAGATTTTAGTATCACAGACGCTAATAGACGATATGAAGGTCAATACACGGGTATTACTCAGTCGACTAATCCAGCTGATTATGCTTGGACGGATAAAGGAGCAGGACTTCTCAATGTATTCTATCCAGTTGGCTCAATTTATCAAAGCACAGATACTACAAGTCCATCCGTATTATTGGGCGGTACTTGGGAAGTCTATGACAATTCTGCTGACCCAACAGTAAACCGTTGGCGCAGAACTGCATAAAGAAAGGATAATAAATGTTTTTTGAAAATACACTAGGATTAAAACAAGAATTAGGCGGTACAAAAATTAAGCAAGGAGATACTGGTTCTATTTTGTCGTTTACTCTAATTGATGCAAATGGCGACCAAATCTCTGACCTTAATTCAAAAACCGCAACAGTTGCTTTATGCGACGATAATAATATCGTCTACACAAAAACAACTACCGTAGAAGATTCAATTGTTAAATTTAATATTGATAAGGCAGTCCAAGTTGGCATCTATTACTTAGAAATCAAGATTGACAACTATATTTTCCCTTCTGACAGAAATATTTTGATTTCAATCGAAGAAGGGGCTGTCGCTTACGATCTAAAAGATTTAGTACCCAACTACGATATCAACATGACGCTTGATAGCATTCTACAAGAGTTAAATCTTAAAGACGCAAGCATTATTGACTTACAAACAAAAATGTCATCTATCTACAATAATGCACTATCTGACCATGCGGAAATTTTAAACGCTCGTGGTGGTCAGTCGAGTTTGGATAGTCGGCTAGACGGACTAGATGCCAAAGATACCGACTTGCAAAGTCAAGTCAATACCAACAAAACGAACATTTCAAGTATTGACTCACGACTTAGCACAGTTGTTGCAAGTTCAGGAAGTGGAAAAGATTCCGAAGTTGTCGATGCTAGGACCGACGAGCAAGGAAATGTCTTTAATTCGCTCGGTGATGCAGTTAGAAATAAAGTATCAATGAAGCCAGGCAAGAACTTAATCAATCCTGCAAAAGCTAAAGTTGGATACTATGTTTATAAAGGTGATGGTGTAGAGCAAGCGGACGCAACTTATCAATATAATAAGATTTTCAGTACAGAAAACACAACTTATTATTTGGTTCCGGTATCAAATATTCACATTGCTTTCTTTAATGCATCTGGCACTTTTATTAGCGGATTAGTAGACCCATCTAGTTTTGTAACACCAGCTGGGACAAAATATTTTACAGTATCATATAAGACTAGTGTCTTAGGTCAAGTTATGTTGTCGAAATCTCCTATTACTAGCTATGAGCAGTTTGAATCAGGCATTAACGGTGGAGAAATTCTAAAAGGAACAATTTCAGGTGATAAATTGCTACCTGAACTTAAGATTAAAGTTGAAAATGCAGTATCTTATGTAGAAGGTGTCAATCTTATTAATAAAGATATAGCAGAAGTTGGCTTTTATCGTGCTTATAACACAGGTAATAAAGTTGGACAAGCCCTTTTCCAAATCAACTATATTACAGTTGTAGCAGGTGGAAATTATTATCTAAACTTTGCTTCAAACGTACATATTGCTTTCTTTAATGCATCTGGTACCTATATTAGTGGCTTGATTGCTGATACTAAAACTAATCCTATTGTTGTACCTACAAATGCAGTTCAGATGTCTGTTTCCTACGCTATTAGTCAAAAAGATGCTATTGTACTAGCTAAAACACTAGTACAAGAATATGTTTCGCATGAATTAGGTATTGATGGTACAAAAATAAACAGCAAGACCATTCAATATAGCTCACTTTCAGATGAATTGCTTGAATCTATCAAGGCAACAAAAATCATCAAAGTTGGCCCTGGTCAAACTTATACTAGCTTACTTAAAGCTATTTCAGAAAATACAGCTACAAAGAATACTTATCAATTAGTCAACTACGTTGTCGATATGAAACAGGAGTATTTAGACCATTATGGAGCTGATTTTTTCACTAACTATGTTGACTACTCAGGCAATGACTTTAATAAGCGTGGATATAACTTAAAAATCGGGGACAATTTAATTGCAGATCCAAAAAGTAAAATCGTATGGAATTATGATGCTTCAAATGTAAATGTTAATACTTGGTTTAGTCCACTTAATCTGACTATAAATAATAAGGTTGATGGATTAGATATTGATGTCGTGACAGATTATTCATGTCGTTATCTTGTGCATGATGATTTTGCTTGGGACAATAATGGTAAAAACCATGTTTCTCGTTGCCATTTCAAAGGTCGTTCTTATTTCTTCCAAATTGTCGGAGCTGGTATGTCTACAAATTCTGAATATTTATATGAAGATTGTAAATTTGAAGATAGCGGAAATCCAGTTGACCCGTCAAACACGAAAGAACAATTAGCATATACTATTCACAATAATTCTAAAGCTGGTGCTAAAAATAATGTCAAACTTAAAGATTGTTGGACTTCTCAAAATCTTAGCATACGTGCGACTCATTATGGTCAATCAACTGAAATTTCAGATTTTACAGTCACAAATTGCAAAACTAAAAGTGTATATACTAAAGCGCACACAGTTGACGGCACATCACCAAATGTTAACGTTCAATTATTTGACTGGAATAATCCGCTCTGGACAGAATAGAAAGGAAGTATATGAATATTGATATCACAGCAATTTCACAATGGTGTACTGCTCTAGTAGCGATCATTGTATTTTTAAAATACGTTTCAGCACCAATCAAAATTGTTTTAGAAAATAACAAAAGGACTATGGAATCCTTGCAAGACTCTATCGAGAAATTAGCAGACGGATTGAAAGAAAATCAATTTAATTTCAAAATGTCCGCAGAAGACCGCAAGGATTTACGCAGGGTACAAAATCAACACGAATCAAGAATCGGTATCGCTGAGGATAAACTTATCAGTCACGATGAACGATTGAACTTTTTGGAAAAGGAGAAATCAAAATGAACTTAGAAAAATGGGCAAAAGAAACGCTAATCAAAACCATCAAGACTATGGCACAAACTGGTCTAGGCTTGCTCGGTACAAGTGCATTGATCAGTGATGTCAATTGGCAAGTGTGGATGTCAGGGGTTTTAATGGCAGGCTTTGCATGTATCCTGATGAATATCAGCCAATTTAAGGAGTAGCAGCTTATGACATTAAAGATTGAAAAACAAATTAGATGGGATACGCCACAGGTTGGCGTCAGACCATATCGTCAAATCCACCCACATTCAACTGGTAACGCACGAAGTACTGCGCAGAATGAAGCTGATTACCATATGCGTAGACCTATTGAGAGTGGATTTTTTACGCACGTAGTTGGCAATGGTCGTATTATCCAAACGGCACAAGTAAATCGTGGAGCTTATGATGTAGGTGGTGGATGGAATGTTGAAACTTACGCTGGTGTAGAATTAATTGAAAGTCATAAGTCTAAAGCAGAGTTTATGGTTGACTATAAGTTGTATGTTGAGTTGCTTAGGCAATTAGCTGATGAGGCCGGACTGCCTAAAACGCTTGACGTTGGCTCAACTGGTATCATTAGTCATGCATACGCAACTGCTCACCAACCTAATAATTTTTCTGATCACGTTGACCCTTACCCTTACTTAGCTAAGTGGGGAATCAGTAAAGCTCAATTCGCTAATGACCTCGCAAAAGGTTTTGGCCAAGTAAATGTTGCTAAAGCAAAAGCTAAACCGACAGTTAAACGAGTTTACCAAGCAAACGATGTCAAATTTGTACATGGTATCTATCAAATCAAATGTGACTATTTGGTACCAGCTCAATTTACTTGGACAGAGAACGGCATTCCAGTTGCAATGGTAAACTGGGTTGATAAAAATGGCAAAAACCTGACGGACGGTAAAGACAAAGAATATAAAAAAGGTATGTACTTTACTTTCGCAGGAGATGAAGCACACATCACAGATACTGGCGAAGGTGGCGAAAACTATGGCTATTATTGGCGCAAGTTCATCTTTGGTGAATTTGGCGAAGTTTGGCTATCAGCATACGATAAAAATCATTTAGTTAATAAGTAAAAATGTGTTTTGATAGTTTTATTAAATCACAAAAAATCAACGTTAATGCCTTGACTGTACAAGGTTAATGGGTTATTATGTCTATATAAAGTTATGTATGTATATATTTATCTATATCTGATTATACATACATTCATTCAGATATAGAAATGAGCTTCTGAACACGAGTGTATATAAATAAGCAATTCATCAAGAAAACTTTGAATATGGTGTCGTTAATAACATGTGTAATTACCTTGACATCGTCAAATAGTATTGGTAGTTTTACATCAACAACTATCTTACACCTTTCAAATAATTTAATTTCAATAACTGATTTTGAATTTAACGAAAGAGGAAAATTTTCAAAATTTCTTTCTATGTTTGTTAAAGCCCAATTCTCTCTTATTGTTTTAATAGTATTGCTTAGTGTATATCAAAGCGAACTTGATAAATTGGGACTAACGCCTTATTTGATACTATTAGGGAAACTTATTTCCATTGTTATTAGCGTAGTAGGGGCAGTTGTTTTTTGGCTATTGCTTGGCAAATATGATAGCCCAGAAGATTTAAACAACCAAAGTTTGGCTAAAAAGATTATTCAGCACTCTAATGAAGAATTAGATAATGATATGATGAAACGAAAATTACATTATAAAATGAATAGAACAAACTTTATTTCGCAACAATCATATAGAAAGCCGAGAGGTAAAAAATAATATGATACTAACAGTTGTATTGATGACTTTAATGATGTGGTACACATCAATGGTTGTCCAAGGTTTTGCATATTTACGAAAAAAAGGCATCAATATGTCTATGAATTCTCATCTTGCACTACCATTCGTTATGCTGAAATTTCATTTAAATGTTTTTAAAAATAATAAACAAAAAGATAGATTTAAATATCTCTTAATTTATGTCACAAATTATAAAATTACAATCATCTTTCTAGCTGAATTAATTTTAGAAAATATAGCTATGTTTGAAGCGGTAGGTTACTCACCATATATTTCAGAAAGAAAACAAGAAGAAAAAGTAAGCATAATAGAAAAAATAAGAAAATTAATTAAATTACCAGAAACAGAAAATTCCTTTGAAGAAATTCTTTCTATGGCTTAAAAATAAGAAAATGAAGACCGTCCGTTAATAGGGCGGTCTTTTTGTGTTTAAAGTCTATTTTCGATTAATTGTTTTAATTCTAATAAGTCTTCTTTTGTAGCATTCTTGTTAATAAAACTACGAGCAGTAGAGCATTTTGATAAATAAGTTCTATGTTCTCTATTTTTTTCTGCCCATTTTTTATCATCTTTTTGCTGACTTGATAGATAATCTGTTACCATTTAACTTCCTCACAATCTATTTAATATTTTGAATTTCTTCTGCGTATTCTGTTAACTTGCTAGCGACTTTTACAGTTAAGTTTTCAATTTTTCTTTTACCAGAAATCAATCCTGACAATGTCACTTGAGCAACACCGGTATCTTTAGTAATTTTGTATTGAGTTTCATTTTTCAGTAACCAATCTATCTTGTCAGTATCAACTTTCATTTTTATCTCCTTTTTTTACCTTAATATACAATATTTGTTATATATCGTCAATAGCAATTTTTATTAAATTCCATTAAAACGGAAATTATTAAAAATTTCTATTTAAACGGAAAATAACCTATTAAAAACTAGTAAATTTAGTTACTTTTATTGAAATGTTGATTGTACTTCTGGTCATCAGCGTTCTCATGTTGCTCTTTATTCCAAATTTGAGTAAGCAAAAAGATGAAATCACGCAAAAAGGGAATGCGGCCGTGGTCAAAGTAGTTGAGAGCCAGGCGGAACTCTATGAGTTGAATAAAGGTAAATACCCAACTCTGGGTGAGCTCCTGGCAGAAAAAGATATCAATGAAAAGCAAGTCAAAGCCTACAAGGACTATTATGCAAAACATAAAGAACCAGCTCGTAAGGTCCAAGATTAGGGCTTTCACTCTCTTTGAATCACTGCTGACCTTGAGCTTAAGCTGCTTTATTGTCATGACCATGTCTGCCTCCATAAACCATATTTATCAGAGGTTAGAAACCAGTCTCTTCTTTATCAATTTTGAAAACTTTTACCGACATAGTCAGAAGTTAAGTGTGCTCAATCAGAGAGAGGCCTATTTAATTTTTTCCGATAATCGTGTGCAATGCAATGAGCGCCGTTTAGATTTGCCGGATGGGGTCAAGCTCTTATATCATGGAAAGATCCGCTTAAATCAGATGGGAGGAAATCATTCCTTAGCAAAAATTTCATTCCAGACAGATCAGGAAAAAATTCATTATCAAATTAATTTAGGAAGTGGTACATATCAAAAAACGACAGATTAA